ATGTTAATACTTGACCTGCCGTTCCGTTTGCGATGAATGATGTTGCCCCGGCTCCAGTTTGGTATGGAATTTGACTTGCTATACCACCGGCAATATTTGTTGCCGATGTTGCGCTTCCTGCATTTGTGGCGTAACCAACAGACAGCGTTGACTGTGCCACATATTGCGGAGCCGTTCCAGTTGATGTTAAGACGTAATCAGTTGCACCAATAGCAAGTTTTGTAAGAGTGGTCGCACCAGATGCGTACAGCAAATCTCCGGCAGAGTACGAAGAAATATTGGTGCCGCCATATGCAACCCCAACGGTTCCAGAAGTAATTTGGTTTCCGTTAATTGCAATAGAAGTGTTGGTAACGCTAGTTAACTGCCCTTGAGCATTTACAGCAAAAACTGGAACTTGAGATGCAGAGCCATAAGTTGCAGCAGAAACGCCTGTATTTGTAATGCTAAATTGCGTCCCCGTCAGTGTCAGGCCGGTGCCTGCGGAGTAAATCTGCGTGGCACTGATCTGTACAAAGGTGATGTTGGTCGTGCCAAAGGTAATGACGCCCTGCGTGTTGCAGGTGTAGGTCTCGCCAGCGCCAGTCGTACCTTGCTGGACAAAGAAGGTCGAGCCTTCGCTCAATGTGTTCGGGCCAACGATGCCGTAGGTGTCGGTGTCAGACGAGCGGGTCAAAACCCAATTTGTAGAGCCAGAGCCTGTGTCGGTGACCACATAAACGCCGTTTTGCGTTGCATTGGTCTGGGTGTAGATCAGCACGCGGTCATTGACTGCGACCGTCACGCCATCGATCACCAGTGCGGCTTGTGTGCCTGCATTGGTCAAAGTTGCTCCAACACCGACGCCGGGGCCACCCGGCTGGTTGTAGGTTGCTGTCAGCGGGTTTGGAGACTCAACGCGGACAGGTGTGTGATAGTGAATGCCTGAAGCCACCAAGGTGTCGACATATTGTTTGGTCGCCAACTGCAAAGCCGTTGTTGGGTCTTGCGTGACCGCAACAGAGGTCAGGCCACCCAAGGTGAGGCTAGAGCCACCAAGCGAGATCGATGTCGTTCCAACCGTAATAGACGAGTTAGTTAGCGCCGCATTCGGGATGTTTTGTAGTGTGTTGGTGCCGCCATCAATTGTCTTGTTGGTCAGCGTATCGGTCGTTGCACGACCCACCAAAGTGTCAGTGCTGGTTGGCAACGTCAAAGTGCCGCTATTGACGATCTGCGCTATTACTGGCAGCGTCAAAGTCTTGTTTGTTAGCGTGTCTGTGGTGTTGCGCCCAACAAGCGTATCCGTGCTAATGGGCAGCGTTAAAACTCCGGTATTACTGATTTGAGCGATGACCGGTAATGTCAGCGTTTTGTTTGTTAGTGTTTGCGCGTCATTTAAAGTTACAACAACCGATGTATCAATGTCGATTGTTCCGGTTGAAGTTATTGGGCCTCCCAACAAACCGATGCCAGTTGCAACAGAAGTTACCCCAGAACCTGAAGCCAAAGAAGTCCAAGCGCCATTTAAATAAGCCTCCAACAAACCGGTGTCGGTGTTGTAGCGAAGCATTCCATTAACCGGAAGAATTGGTCGAGCGCCTGTGGCACCTCTTGGCAAAGTAATGCTGCCATTTCCGGGGAAAACAGCGTTTGTTGATAGTGAAACTACCGGTGTTGATGTTGTGTTTGCTACGGATATTTCGTTTGCAGTTCCAGTAACTGAAGTAACTGAACCATCGCCGGTGCCAAAAATATTCCACGAGCCGTTTTGATAACCCTCAAATCGATTTGTGTCCGTGTTGTATCTCATGCTCCCGTTCGAGCCAACCGGCTGCTGTACAGCCGTTCCCGCTGGAATTTGAACGGAGCCAGTACCCGGCAACACAGGGTCGTTAGCAATTGAAATGGTTGGGTTGCCCGCGCCATTACCATCACTGATGCTTATTTGATTTGCAGCGCCAAAAAACTGTCTTCCAGAAATTACTGTTCCGCCAACAACGGCCAAAAACCCAGTTCCGCCTATATTGGCAAGAGCCAGCGCCAACCCGGACAATGCAACTGTTGGATTGCCTGACACCCCATCACCGTCAGTAACCGCAATACCGGCCCCAGAAGCCGTCAGGGTGCGATTAGCGACCGTGCTGGCCGATGTCTTGGCAATTAGGCCGTTACCAGCCGTCTCAAGCGACCCAGAAGCGCCGTTAAGCGCAATCCGATAGAAGGACTGCGCTCCGCCATCAGTAAGCCCTAAACCGGCTCCTGTGGACAAATAACGGCTATTTGGCAGGCTTGGCTCTTGATTGAGCGTAATGAACGTCTGAGTCTGACTTGGAGATGCGGCAATGTCCCCTGTGGTCGTGTGAACGGTTACCCCGTTTTGAACGACAGGAACGAGTTCGGTGCCGGTAATTGGCCCCGCTGTAGGTAGTTGGGATATGGTTACGTTTGCCATCAGGGACTCGGACTCAGGTTATCCAGATTGCCGTTGTTCTCCGGCGTCTGGGTATTTTGTTCGGGGGACAGCGTCCAGTCTCCATCTTCGGAGGTCACAATTCCATTGGGATCAACAGCCACACTCAGGTCTGGCCGTGGGAAACGAAGGTTGATCCGCTCAGTTTTGCGGGCCGGAAGACGATAGGGGTCAAACTGATCCTTGCAGCCACGGCTTTCGCACACCCGCAGGCCCGGGAAATTTGGGTCTGCAACGAGGGTGACAAAAGGCACCTTCATCTTGCAGCGGTCGCATACGGCGATTGCTACAGATGAGAGTCCACGGGTGTCAAGGAATATGGGCACACTTACCTCGTATAGACAGAAATATTGGGTGCCCAGTAAATGGGAGACTTGTCACGCTCTTCTTGCTCGGCTTCAAAGAGGAACTTTTCCGCCTGCTTCTCAAGATACCCAATACGATCAGCGGCAACCAAAGGCAGTTCGAGCGCCATACGGTGTGAGAGCATGAAAAGAACAGCCTCGTACCACCGCTGAGGAATCTCTAATTCGCCAGAGAGTGCGCCCACATCCATAATCTGGCGCGAATACCAGACCGTCATTTGGATGAACGGATCGCTAGGAACCGGCCACAAGTACATGGTCGGCTGGGGAATCGTTCTGTCAAACCAAAATTGATATGGCTGATTGGCCGTAAAGTTCTGATTTGGCAAATTTGTGTAGTCGTCGCGGTTCAAGCGCGACATTTGGATTAGTCGGGCGTTGTTGCCCACATAAAACTCACGCAGCGCCAGCGTCGTGCCACTGTAGGCGCGGATTCTGTAGTACTCAACGCTTTGACCCGGGTCAATATCAGTCCAAACCCACTGGTTGTCGGTTACCGATATGGCTCCAAGATCATCCAAAGTGTTCCAAGTAATGCCGTCAACGCTGTATTCGAGCGTGATTGACCATGTCGCAGAGCCTCCGCCTGCCACATAAGGCAAAAATCCGATGGAACCTGCGTAAATTGATTCTCCGGTGCCGTAAAACACCGAAATATTGCCGTTTGCAGAGGTTTGCTGGCAGTAAGTGTCGACGTCTGCATCGTAAACGAACGCCACAGTACCGCCTGCGGACGACGTATAAGTGCCAACTGGTCGATTTAGCGTGCGATACAGCACATTCAGCACATCGATAGTGCCGACGGGCATGGAATAGATGTACTGATCAGCATTGAGGCCAAAAACCTTTTTGTTAATACACCAGTACTGGATGCCCTTGTTGGCGAGGTGCGAGAGCAGGAAATAGAGCGACTGCTTGGCCGACAGGATTTGCTCGGAAGTCAGTTCTTCCGCTAGTTTTCCACACCGACGCGCACCATGATCAATCAGCGTTTGTACGCTGATGACTGTTTGCCCTACGGTTCCCGAATAAGCCATGACAGTCCTTTACCATCCGGGGCACTTCCAACGCTTCAGCGATGCTTTGGCTCTTGGCGCGTCCCCTTTTGCTTTCTCAACGACCCCCGACATCCGCGCACAGAACGAGTCTTTTCTCGCTCCACCCTGCGGTTGCGGGGCTTTTAAATTGCTCCCGGTCTCCCGGTTATATTTTGCCCGACCCTTGGCAGTCAATCCAGCCCCTTGATCAACGGACAACTTCTCGCCTCGACCAACCGACAGGCTCACGCCGCCCTTGGCTTTTTGCTCAGGCAACTTGCCGTAAGACTTTTTTCCGGTGTTGCTTGATGTGTACTCTTTTGCCTGCTCAGAACTCATCCCAACCCGCTTTGCAACAGCGGGGTTATGCTCGACGGCCTTCATCAGCCGGAATTGGGCTTTGCTCTTTGCTGGCATTAGGCCACCTGCATCATGGAAGCAACAACCGAAGGTATTGCTGGGTATGCAGGCGACAGGCTTAACGGCAAATGCTCAAGAGTGACTGTCGTATTTGTTGGCACCCACACCATCTCAACATAATCGTTTGCGGCAAGATCAAGCATAAATGTCAACGATGCCACTCCATAACCAAATATGCTGGCGCTTTTGCGGGCAGAAATGGTGTATTGGGTGGCAGAGTTTGCAAGATCAACAGCATTGACGCGCAGCCATACAGTTACATCTTCTTGAGCGTTGTTGGTGTTTTTAAACTGGAAACTGAATTGCAGGCTGTATTTACCAGCGTTAGGAACAGTCATTTGACTGCTGCTGACCAATGTAATGCCATCGCTGACATCAATTGTATTCATGGTAATAACGGTGCCAGCACTGACGTTTCCAGTCTGATCGGTGCTGTCGCTCCACGCGCCATAAGCATTATCAAAGGCGCGGATTGAATCAAGAGTTGCCTTGACGTTGGCTCCGCTTTGCACCATCGGAATAAGTTCTGCACCGGTCAGCGTTAGTGCTGACGGCATCGCAGAAATTTTTTGGTCAGCCATTACGAAGCCTCCAGAATAATTTTGTCGTCGTTTTCTTGTAGGACATACCCGGGCGTTGTTTCGTCAAGGATGTAAAAAGTGGTTACTGGCGTGTCGCCGTACATATCCACAACCCCATCATCGCCAACATCGAGGCCAAAATCAGTCCCGCCAATGATGTTTTGCGCTCCGACGCCGGAAGCAAATCCATCGCTGGTGTTGGCCTGATCGGCAACCCCGCCGTAGCCTACCTTACCCATTTAGATGCCCGCCTGAATTAGGCTTAGAGTGGCAGAGCCTGTGCCAGAGTTCACCAGAACCTTGACTCCAGTCACCGGGAAAGCATAGTTACCGTCTTGGTTTGTGGTCTCACCAGCCACGCTGGGATGCGAAAACCAAGTCGTAAAACCCACTGCCGGGTCATCAAAAGTGTGCTGCACGGTGTAATCCACTGTGCCAGTCACAACAACACCAAAGCCCACATTAAAGGGGCTGATGTTTGTATTCATTACGAGAGCGGAACTAGAGCCAGTGCCGGTCTTCGATACAGTTTGTACTTTCATCTCAATCCCTCAAGAAAAGCGGGGGCCGAAGCCCCCACTCGTTTCAACAAGCACGACCGCCACGCTTTTTGGCTGGTGTCACCGTTACAGACTTTTCAGTCTCAGTGACGCTGCCAACTGGCATCAAACCGCCTTTTGCCTTCTTTTGGTACTTGCTGTAGACCTCGTTTGAATCAGCCTTGGCCGCTTTCATGGCCGGGGCGTTTTCTTTTTCGAACATCTTCTGCAAGCGCCCTTGAGCCGGAGTGACAGAGCCACCAGACTTAAAGGTTCCAGACAGTTGGTTGATGCTTACGGGCGTGGAAGGCTTTTTACGGCCTTGAGGCATCGCGACGGGGCGACCTGTATCAACAGTACCCCCCGCCGCGAAGGCTTTTTTTGGTGCGCCACCTTTTTTGTAGCCACCACCATTACCGAGGATTACGCCGCCGGTCTTGTAACCGCCCGCGTTGCCCTCTTTCACGCCACCGGTAGTGCCGGAAGTTTTTCCGGTGAACTCAGCAGTGTGCATCTTGGTGTTTTTGTAGCCTTCTCCGCCTTTAGCAGACATTGACTCAGGAATGATTCCTGATTTTGCAATGCCGCCTTTGGCGTACTTCTTGGCGCTTCCACCCTTCTTGTATCCACCGCCGTTGCCGAGAGCAACACCGCCAGTTTTGAGACCCTTGTGGCCTTTACTAGCAGGCTTTGACTCGTGAGACTTCAGTTCTTTTTCAAGACCCTTCATCTTCGACATCTCAGCCTTGTGTTCAGCCTTCGACTCTCCGCCTTCCTTCATGGCAGGACGGGCCATCATCGCCTTGCGGCGCGCTGACATCGAGGGCTTACCCGGGGAACGAACAGGGGCGTTAACAGCAGGACGACCAACAAGAGCAGGCGTGCCAGCGATTGCGCTTAGAGCGCCACCACCGTCAGCCATTTTCTTGTGGCCCGAGCCTTTGCTTTCAGATTTCATCTTAGGCATTGACACGCTGCCGCCTTTTTTGAGTTTTAACTCAACGGTAGGCTCCGTGGTCATCATTTTGACCATTGGTTTGAATTGGCCCATGATGTGCCTCCTCAAACTTTCTGAGCATACACAACGGTCAGGCGATAAATGCCTTGCGTAGTGCTGATCGTACCGTTAGGGTCAACAGTGAAAACGACGGATTGGTTGGTACCAATATCGTCCATCGCAGCGCACTGAGCGGTGGTGAAAGAAAGTGCGACCCGACCGCCACCAATCACATCCGTTGCCGACAGGTACTCAGTGCCTGCGGCGGCGGTGCCGATAGTTGCGTTGATCGCGGTTGCGGTGCCACCCCCAACCACTTCATCTTGGATGGTATCGA